AAGGATATATCAACAATTATTCTATTGATACAAAACAAGGCGTACTAACTTTAAACTGTACTTCTCACTTTGGTGACTTTAGTAGAACGGCAGGAAGAAAGACAAACGAAGGTAGCCAACAAAGATATTATTCTACTGATAAAGGTTTTGAATTTAGTGCCTTAACAATACAAGATTTAAAATGGGGTAGGCAATAATGGGTTTCTTTGATGACTTTTTTGATTTTGTAGGTGACGTATTTCAAGAGGTTATCTCTTGGATTATTCCTATTCCAGAAATTCCAGATGTACCTCAACAAGAACAAGCCAAAGGAACATTAGTTAATAAGCAATCTAATAATGCACAAATCCCTGTTATCTATGGTGAGCGATTAGTAGGTGGTACAAGAGTATTTTTAGAGACATCAGGAACAGATAATCAATATCTTTATGGTGCAATAGTATTAGGTGAAGGTGAGATTAACGCTATTACTGAAATTAAAGTTGATGATGAGGTAGTGACATTTAGTGGATCATTTGCTGATGGAACTCAAATAACATCAACAGGAGATAGATTTGGAACTACAATAACTATTCAACCTTTCTATGGTACTACAGGACAATCAGCTTCTAGTTTATTAACGACATTATCGTCATGGGGAAGTAATCATAAATTATCTGGATTATGTTATATTGCGTTTCGTATAACTTGGGATGCTGACAAGTTTACAAGTATTCCTAAAATCCAAGCAAAAGTTCAAGGTAAAAAGGTTGTAAGTTATAATTCAAGTTTAGTTGCTCAAACTGCATCTTATTCAACAAATCCTGCATGGTGTTTATTAGATTATCTAACAGATACTACTTATGGAAAAGGAATTAGTGTATCAGATATAGATTTACAAAGTTTCTATAATGCTAGTCAAACTGCTATTACGCAAGTGACACCTTATTCTGGCGGTGCTGATATTAATTTATTTGATTGTAATTCAGTCTTAGATACTAACCAAAAGATTATAGATAATGTTCGTTTTTTATTAAGAGGTATGAGGGGTTTCTTACCTTATACACAAGGTAAATATAAATTAATCTTAGAAGAAACAGGAAGTGCTAGTTTAAATTTAAACAAAGATAATATCATAGGTGGCATTAAGTTATCTAGTGAAAAGAAAAATGAGAAATACAACCGCATCAATATTAACTATATCAATCCAGAAAAGAATTATGAAGTAGACACAGTAGTTTATCCAGAAACAGATTCAGCACATCAAACATTAAAAACTGAAGATGGAGGTTTTTTACAAGAGTTTCAATTAGATTTACAAATGATTACTAATCCTTATCAGGCATTAGAGTTTGGTAAAGTGGTTTTAAATAGAAGCAGAAATCAATTAGGTCTTACATTAACTGCTAATTATTCAGCTATGGATTTAGCTATAGGGGATATTGTATCTGTCACTGATACGATTTTAGGAATGAGTGCCAAACCTTTTAGAGTTGTATCAATGGCTATTAACTTAAATTACACAGTACAATTATCTTTAATAGAGCATCAAGATAGTTGGTACACTTGGGAAACTAATACTGTTCAACCTGTCGTACCAGATACTTCTCTACCAAATCCTTTCACAGTACAACCCCCATCTTCAGTCACCCTTGCTGATGAACTAATATCTTACAATGACGGAACAGTTATTGTTGCCATGAATATTACTATTGGTGCATCACCAGACCAATTTGTTAGAGAATATCAAGTAGAATATAAAAGAACTGCTGATAGTAATTTTATTGTACATAGTAGAGGCACTGTAGATTTATTCCATAGAGTATTGAATGTTATCTCAGGTGATAATTACACAGTAAGAGTTAAGGCTATAAATTCATTAGGTGTTGAAAGTACAAATGTCACTGCTACAAGAGATATAATTGGTGAAATTGATCCACCGAGTGATGTTCAAGACTTCGCAATTAATATTGTAGGTAGTGATGCTCATCTTAGTTGGGAAAGTATTCCTGATGCTGATTTGAACTATTATGTTATTAACTTCACTACAGAAACAGTCAATCCAGAATGGCAAAATAGTTTTACTTTAATTAACAGAGTATCAAGACCTGCAACATCTGTGACTGTACCTGCTAGAACAGGCTCATATCTTATTAAGGCAGTAGATAAGCTAGGCAACTTCTCATCTAATGAAGCTATTATTACTACTAATATCACTGCTATTGGAAACTTTACTAATGCTAATACTGCTACAGAAAATCCAAACTTTACAGGAACTAAAACAAATGTAGTTGCGGTAGATAATACTTTAGAATTAGATAGTTTAGAAAACTTTGATGATAACACTACAGATAATTTTGATGACATAACTACAAGAAATTTTGATGGTGGTACAACAGATGATAATGTTCCATCTATTGGAACATATGAATTTGCTAATATTATAGATTTAGGCAGTACGCAAACAACTAGATTAACAGGAAATATTACCCAAACTACAGATGATAGAGATAGATTGTTTGATAACGTAGCAGGATTATTTGATGACCAAGCTTCTAACTTTGATGGTGACGCATCTGTGAACGCCTCTAGTCATTTAGAGATTGCTACATCCACTGATAATATCACTTACACATCATTTAGAAATTTCAATGTAGGTGATTACTCCGCAAGATATTTTAAATTTAGATTAATAATGCAGAGTTTAGATAACTCCGCAACTCCTGTGGTATCAGCACTATCTGTAGATGCAGATATGCAAGAAAGATTGGTTTCTGAAAATGATGTAGCATCAGGTGCAGGAACTAAATCTATTACATTCTCACCTGTGTTTATTTCTACACCTGCTATTGGTGTATCAGCACAAGGATTGGCAACAGGTGATTTTTATGAAATAACTAACAAATCAGTATCAGGCTATGATATAACATTTAAGAACAGTGGTGGCACTGCAATAAGTAAAACATTTGACTATATAGCGAAAGGGCATTAAAAAGAAGTTATGGCACAACATGACATGAATATCGCCAATCAGGGTTTCCCTGCGACTAGAAGCGATATAAACAATGCATTATCAGCAATCAATTCAACACATTCAGGCAGTTCTACACCTAGTGGAGCAGTAGCAGGTACTATTTGGCTAGATACAACTAATGCAACAAACCCAACTTTAAAATTTTATGATGGCTCAGATAATATATCACTAGCCACTATTGATTATTCAGCTAACACAGTTAATTGGTTAGACAGTTCTGTTGTTGCTGATTTAGTAAACGACACCTCACCACAACTAGGCGGTGATTTAGATGTTAATGGTAATCAGTTTGTATCTACCTCAAATGGCAATATACAGTTTACACCTAACGGAACAGGTAAAATATTATTTGATAATGTAGCTTACTCACCTACAGGAACGCTAACAGATGGTGCAACCATAGCTTGGGATACATCAGCTATCCAAGTGGCTCAAGTCACTCTTGCAGGAAATAGAACTTTTTCAGCACCAACAAATTTAATTGATGGTGGATTTTATGCTTTAATAATTATTCAAGATGGCACAGGCTCAAGAACTGCTACATTTAACTCTGTATTTAAGTTTGCATCTGCAACCGCACCTACATTAACTACAACTGCAAATGCTAGAGATATTATAGTTTTTCAATCAAACGGAACAAATTTATATGAAACTGGAAGGAGTTTGAATCTTACATAATGTTTGCACTAGTAGAAGATAATGCTTTTGTTAGGATAGTTAATTCTAATAAAGGAATAACCATTGGTGATAATCAATATCCTAAAACAATTTTTTCATTATGGTCAAACGCTGAAAGGGAAGCGATTGGCATATATGAAGTCGTCATGGACGCAACTAATCAAAAAGATGAAGCTTACTATATCAATACTGATGTTAGTTATGCCTATTCTAGTGGTACTGTCACAGGAAGTTATGGCACTGCAACTGCAAAACCTTTAGCAGATATTCTTTTTGAAGATGGTGATGAAATCCCTAGTGATAAAGAAGTCGGTGATATTAAACAATACGGATTAAAAGGATTAGAAATAAAAAAAATTAAAGCACAAGCAAGTGGACTTCTATCCCCTACTGATTGGCATGTAGTCAAAGCAACTGAAGTATCTGATTATAATGTTCCAAGTGATGTTGCAACTTACAGAACAAATGTAAGAGCAAAATCAAATGAAATGGAAACACAAATTAATGCATGTTCTGATGTTGATGCTTTAAAAACTTTATTCACTTGGGTGTATGACGAAGATACAAATACATCATCAAGACCTTTAGCTAGTTTCCCAGAGGTGATATAATGACATTCCCAATTCTAGGTGGGAATGGTGCAGTCGCAGATGCTCAAGCTAGTTCCCTAAGATTTAATGATGATGATAGTCCAAGTTTAAGTAGAACAATATCATCAGGGTCAGATATAACTAAATTTACATATTCTTTCTGGGTAAAAAGAAGTAGTAGTTTAGGTAGTACTCAAAGAATTATTAGTAATACCACTAGTTCAAAACAATTATACATTAGATTTACAAGTTCAGACACATTTGAGGCATTCCATACAGCAGGAGGCACTGACTCAGGCTCATATGTTTTTTATTTACAAACAACTGCAAAATTTCGTGATGTTAGTGCTTATTATCATATTTTGATAAAATTTGATTCCACACTGTCTACCGAAGCAGATAGAACAAAAATATATGTTAATGGAAATCAAATTACTGATTTAGAAGATAATACACAACCTAGTCAAAATGAAGTAGCACAGTTTATAAATACAGGTCAAAGACAAGACATTGGTACTTTTAATCAAAGTAGTGAATACTTTGATGGATATTTAGCTGAATTTCATTTTTTAGATTCTATTTCTTTGACACCTACAGACTTTGGTGAATTTGATTCTACATCAGGTATATGGAAGGTAAAAGAATACACAGGAAGCTATGGCACGAATGGTTATAAACTAAACTTCTCTAATAGCGGTAGTCTTGGTGCTGATAGTTCTGGTAATGGTAATAACTTTACTGCAACTAATTTAGCATCTACAGACCAAACAACAGATACACCGACTAATAACTTCTCAACATTTAATTCTTTAATTACAAAAAGTGGAACACTATCAGAAGGTAATTTAAAATCTACAGGTGACGGAAGTGGTCCGAGTGATAATTCAATTTCCACTATGGGTGTAAACACAGGGAAATGGTATGCAGAGTTTGAATTAACAGCAGATGGAGAAATTAGTGGTACTACAAATGCAGGTTTTGGAATTTGCGATGAACAATCAGATTTTTTTGATGTTGGAAATAATTTTCAAACATCTACATCAAATGCTATTGGTCTAAAAGATAATTCTAATATGTATAGATATGGTACTGAAAATGCATCTTGGGGTAGTTCTTTTACAGAAAACGATATACTTCAAATTGCTTTAGATATGGATAATGGATATGTTTATTTTGGAAAAAATGGCACTTTTATGAATAGTGGAGTACCTACAAGTGGCTCTAGTGGAACAGGTGGTATATCTATTACTAATACTGATAGAAAATATTTTATGTTTGTTGGTGAAAGTTATTTTTATGCAACTCCAATTTGGTCATCAAACTTTGGCAATCCCTCATTCTCAATCACATCTGGCAACAGTGATGATAACGGATATGGAAACTTTGAATACGCACCACCCTCTGGCTATCTTGCACTATGTACTCAAAACCTAGCAACTGAATTATCCCCTACGATTGATGATGGCAGTCAATATTTTAATACTGTTCTTTATACAGGTGACGGAAATTCTGGTGGTGCTAGAAATATCACAGGTGTTGGATTTCAACCAGATTGGACTTGGATTAAAGAAAGAAACAGTGTCACCTATCATAACTTATTTGATTCTAATAGGGGTGCAGGATATGTACTTCATTCTAATGTAAGTGATGCAGAAGGTAATTATACAAGTTATTTTACTTCATTTGATAGTGACGGATTTACATTAGAAAATAATGCAGGAAGTTTAAATGGTAATGGTGATACTTATGTAGCATGGAACTGGTTAGCATCTGGCTCTACTGCTTCTAATACTGATGGTACAAATGCGAGTACAGTATCAGCTAATCAAACCGCAGGTTTTAGTATTGTGTCTTACACAAGAAATTCAGATTCAGTGACTACAGTAGGACATGGATTAGGTAAAACTCCTAAAGTATTAATAGAAAAAGATAGAGATACAAGTGGTACAAATTGGGCATTTATAACCACCGCTATTGATGGAACAGATGATTATTCTTTTTTGAATACCACTAATACTTTTGGGGCTACTACAGCAAATGCCTTTACAACAACAACTTTTAGAAGTTCTATGGGAGCAAATCAAGGAGATATAATTGCTTATGTTTTCGCAGAGATAGAAGGCTACTCTAAATTTGGCAAGTTTTCAGGCAATTCCAGTTTGGATGGACCTATGATTTATACAGGATTTTCCACCAAATGGGTAATGTATAAAAATATTACTAGTGCAACCGATTGGATGATACTTGATGACAAAAGAATTCACAATGCAAGTAATGCACAACTTGATTATTTAGAGCCTAACACTTCTGATGCAGAGGGTGATATGAGATTAGATTTTTTAAGTAATGGATTTAAGCTTAGAGAAGGTTCTGAAAGTGGTGCTAAATTTAATCTAACTGGAGAAACATACATCTACATGGCGTTTGCTTCAAACCCTTTCGTGAGTTCGTCTGGAGTTCCTGTCACTGCGAGATAATGAAACTATTAACATCAATTTTATTTGTCTTTGTTTCAGTTGCAATTTTTACAGATGTCAAAGCTGAAACGAATACAGTTAGTTCTACTGTCGTTAATAATACACCCCCTACTGCTAATTCACCTGCAATCAATATAGTTAATAGTGATATTTGTAAATCTGGTGTATCTGGTGCTATTCAATCAAATGTGATTGGATTTAGTACAGGTGTCACCATTACAGATATGAACTGCGAAAGAATTAAACTAGCACGAAGTCTTTACTCAATGGGAATGAAAGTTGCAGGTGTTTCTATTCTATGCCAAGACGCAAGAGTTTTTGATGCTATGATTATGTCTGGAACACCTTGTCCATACATGTCTGATATAGGTGAAGATGCCTTAAAACAATGGGAACAAAATCCAGATAAAGTTCCTCAAGGTAGCACTGCTTTAATTAAACCAAAACCAATTAAACAAGAAACAAAAGAAGGAGATATAGATGGTCTTAAAAATTTTGGTCTTATGGCTCTTGGTTTGCTTCTCATATTCTAAAGCTGAAGATTGCTCTACTGACACTATAGGTTTATGTACTCCCTTAGTGACAGATATAATTACTGAAGAAAAAGTTATTGAAGAAGAAACTGATAGCACAGGAATCTATATAACCGAAACTACCACAACCACTACAACAACAACCACAGTCACGAATGAAGATAGCAAAGATATATTAGATGGCAGTAATGGATTTGTTTCTACATCAAAAGAGGGTGATATGGATATTGATTGGGGTGGGCAGGGTAGTGCCTCAATGCCTTCTGGTAGTTATTGTAATGAATTAGGCACAGATAAATGTGCTGAGATTACAGACAGTAATTTAACCACTTTTTATCAGCAAGTAGATATTTCAGAACTAGATATTAATTATGGTGGCACTACTGAATATACAATCAAAGTAGATAAACAAGATGAACAAGATAGTGTTTATATGAAAGTCATTGGTAGAAATGGAAATACGGAAGTCTTTAATGGTACTGATGTTTTATCAGCTTCAGGTGTTAATAGTGGGTATCAACAATATCAAGGCAATTTTGATTTCTCAGGAAAGATAACTAATCTCATTATTGAAGTAGGGGGTAGAGATATTAATCTAGCGGTGGGAGTTCTATTTGATGATGTGAGTATTAATGTTTTATATAATGTTATTGAAACAATCATTACGCAAGAAATTACAAAGATAGAAACTTTTATTGCTTTAAACCTAGACCAACCAGAATTAATTGATGTCGCTGAAGATGTATTTAAATTCAATGATGTATCTAAACAAGATGATTTTATTATGTTTCAGCCTATAGAAGCTGAGCCAATGGAAATATCTTATGAAACTGTTGAAGCAGAAATAGAAGCACCTGTTATTGAAGAAATAAAAATAGAAGAAGCACCTATGGAAGAAATCATAGAAGTTGAAATGGAAGAAGTCGTAGAAGAAATTGTAGAAGAAACTGTAGAAGAAGTTGAAGTTGCAAAGGTTGACGAGCCTGTAGATGAGCCTGTTGAAGAAACAAAAGAAGAATCAAAAGAAGAAGTAAAAGAAACCAAACAAGAAAAAGCCAACAAGATAGTCAAGAAAATGGGTGATAAAGGTAAATATGATGCCAACAATCAAACAAAGACTTTAATAGTTATGCAGGTATTAGCTGATAGTAAGAGTTTCTTTGAACAACCTCAGCTACCACAGATACAAGGATTTTTTGATAATAGAACTTTGCCAGATGCTGAAATAATTGATAATAATATTTTGATGTATAATTTGTTTATGAATAATGATTTAGGACACAATGAATTAGTGGATTTACAATGGAAGTAGAATATCAAGGAATGAAATTTAAAGGTGGTAAGTTCTTTATCATCTTATCATTAATGGGTGCAATTATTGGTGGTGGTTGGACTGGCTACAAATTCTATGATGACTACTTAGATATGAAAGCCAAGATAGAAGGATATACTGCACCAGATTTAAGCCATATTGATGAGCAGATTGCAGTTCTTAAATCAGAAGTTTCAATGATATTGGAAGAAGTTTCACTTATAAATGACGTAGTACAATCACAAAAAAATGATCTTAGAGATGACATAAAAACAGTTAAACAAGATACTAGATTACAAGATAGAATAATTAAAGATGTAGAAACTATGGTAAAAGATATGGATAGGCAACTACATCAAGACTTGAAACTATTAGAAGAAAAATTAGAATCAGATATTAGAAAAGCATTAAGCAACCCACTATCAGGAGTAAAATAAATGGCAACACAAAATGAACTACAAGAACAACTAAAGAAAGCAAAAAAAGAATTAAGAGAATTAAGGGAAGAAGTAAAAGAAGCTAAGATTAGGGAACAACTCTACCTTGAAAGATTAGATAATTGGGCAGAAAAAAATCAAGCTTTACACAGAGAAATATCTGGAATGACTATGGATGATGTTGCAAGAAAGCAAAGAGCAAAAGCTGAATATAAAGAAAAATATGCTAAAGATATTGAGATAGCAGAAACATTTGACAAACAGGCTCAAGTTAAGCTAAATACTACTGGAATAACAGAAAACCCAATGTAATGAAAATAGAAATAAAAACCATACTACCTTACTTAGTTATAATTGTTTCTTTAGCTATGACATGGGGTATGTGGTCTGAAAGATTAGAAGCAGTAGAAAGAAAAGCAGATACTATAACTGATATGCAGCAGGATATAGCAGTTATCAAAGAAAAGATTATTTGGATAGAAAAATATCTAAATGGTGATTAACCTCCCCTCTATATTCCTTTTGGGATATATGTGCATAGCAGGGGAATGTATTTCCATTAACGAAAAACACAAATCTGTAGAGGATTGCAAATTGAACGGAACTTATCTAAAGTTAATGTTAGATGAGCAAAATATTCGCAAATATTTCTTTGCTTGTATAGACGCAACAGAATATGAGCAAACATAAAAAAATCCTTGTTATTGGTGACACACACTTTCCATATTCCCATCCTGAGTGCATAGAGTTTCTTGCAAAGCTAAATAAATATTATAAGCCTGATACTGTCGTGCATATTGGTGATGAAGCTGATTATCACTCACAAAATTTTCATGGTGTTGATCCTGATCTACCTAGTGCCTTTGATGAATTAGAAGTCACAAAGTCTTGGATTAAAAGATTAGAAAAGATATTTCCTAAAATGACTTTACTAGAAAGCAATCATGGTAGCTTAGTCTTACGCAGAGCCATAGCCAGTAAGATGTCAAGGCAGTTCATCAAACCCTATAATGATATCTTAGATGTTAATAAGGGGTGGGTATGGAAAGATAAACACTTCATTGATACAGACAAGAATAGGATAATGTTCGCACATCAATTTTCTAAAGATATTGCCAAAGCAGTTAAAGAAACGAGTATGTGCTGCGTTCAAGGGCATTTTCACACAGTATCAGAGGTTAAGTTCGTAGCTACGGATTATTCCCTAAATTGGGGTATTTCTACAGGATGCTTAGTCAATAAAGATAGTTTGAGTATGGCATACATGAAAGTTAATGTGGCAAAACCCATATTAAGTTGTGCATTAATCACAGATGGTATTCCTGCCATTACACCTATGGTCTTGAAGAAGAATGGATCATGGGATAAAAATATCTATATATGAGGATCGTCAAAGTAGGTAATCAAATACGATTAACTATGACGAATGAAGAATTGGCAGAGGTCACGAGCCGCAACAGTTTAGATTTACATATTGGATATCTAAATGTGTTGCAGCAGGATCTCAGTAAGGTAATGACGGAACTATTACCAAAGGTTAAGAAGGTGAGAAAGAAATGAATATAGAAAGATTAAAAAAACAAGTTATCGCTAATGAAGGAATGAGAAAAACCGCCTACAAAGATACGCTTGATAATTGGACAACAGGTGTTGGTCATTTGATCAGATTGCCTGATGAAGAATATTTAATAGAAAAAGAATTAACTGATATAGAAGTAGATCAGATATTTACCACTGATCTTAATCAAGCCATAGATGATGCAAGAAAATTCATTGATGCTGATACAATCCCTGAAGAAGCATTTGAAGTTGTTATTGATATGGCATTTAATTTAGGGCTACCTAGATTAATGAAATTTCAAAACTTTCAACAAGCACTTAAAGAGAAAGATTATAAAAGGGCTAGTCGTGAAATGCTTGATAGTGTTTGGGCAAAGCAACTACCTAATAGATCAAAAAGATTAGCTAAGCAAATGAGGGAAGTATAATGATTAATAAATTATTAGGTGGCGGTTTAGTAGATAGTGTTGGAAAGATCGTTGATGAACTACACACATCAGAAGAAGAAAAAGCACAAGCAAAAATAAAACTCAAAGAATTAGATAACGCATTAAACAAAGCACAAACAGATATAAATTTAGCTGATGCAAAATCTACTGCTACAGGTATTGGTGGTATCATGCAAAGATCATGGCGACCACTTATCGGAATGTCTTGTGCATTAGCAATCTTTTGGGAATTTGTTTTAAAACAATTTATAGTGTTTTTTCTTGCAGTGTTTGAAGTAGAAACTTTAGACTTGCCAAGTCTTGATATGAGTGTTTTGATGCCGCTTGTGATGTCACTTTTGGGCATGGCTACGCTTAGGACTTACGAGAAAACACGAAAGGATAAATAAAATGAAAAAACTTATTTGGAAACCTATAGAAGCACTCCTTGATTGGGCAGATCCGTATTGGACTTGGAATAATTTATGGAAACTAATTGCAATAATTATTGTGGTTTGGTTTGTTCATGGATTAATGCACTAATGATAACAACTACCACATCACTATCAGTTTTAATTAAACCAAGAATAATTGGTAGTAAGGGTAGAACATTTAGAAAATTATCATTTGGTAAGATACCGATTAAGAAACCTAAATTACGAATTGGTAAAATAAAAAAGGCAAGATGATTAACACCTTGCCTTTTAACTTATATACACAAAACTAATGATTAAATCATATATTGGTCTCCTATAATTAATTAAGAAAATTATAATGAAACATAAATCTGAAACAATAATTTATTGTGAATTTTATGATCACTCATCATCTACTAACTCTTGGCAAACCTATGAAGAATTAGATCAGGATCTCAGAGCAGAAAAAAATATCATGAAGGTATGTGGAAAAATTTACAAAGAGGATGCTATCTCATTTAAGTTAATTACCATGTGGGGTGATGATTGTGCAGGATCTGGGCATTTAATCCTCAAGTCTACTATACTGCGTGAAATCAGGTGGGAAGTGCCATTTAAAACCCCTAAAAAACCCATTTTAAAGACCATACAGTAGCCTTTTAATCTAAATAGCTGAAATAGTACCCTAGAATGAGAAAAGGGGTAATCAGTTTCCCAATTACCCCACAGGAGGAACTCTTATCCGCTAAAAAATAAGATAATTCTTAGATACACTAAAATCACCTAAAAACAATGCTAACAGGTATATTAATTATTTATAATTTAGTTGTTGACGAATTGTAAAAAAAAGTGGTATAACTAATCATGCTAAAAAATACAGGAGAACTTAAAATGATTAACCTAAAAAGACTAACCAAAAAAGAACTTGAAAGAAAACGTAAAAGAGAAATGGATAGATTACAGAAACTCTGGAGATCCTGCTATGAAAGAAGAAAAAAGACTGGCGACCATGCAAACCATATTGAGGAAAGAATTAACAAAGCTATGGTTGCGGTTTCTAAGAAATACAACTTTGAAATGTTAAGGAGGGTAAAATAATGAATAAATCAATAGTCACAAAAAGGATGCAGTCTTTAATGGACTGCATTGATGCTTTGTATAATGAAGAAGGTAATACTTGTTCAAAGTTAGAAATAGTTGCAGGATCATATTCCGATACTTACAAATCAATAAACGGAATTAGACCAAGAGGTAGCCACATGAATGAATGGACTTATGAAGATTATATCTATCATCATGATAAACTTGCGGATGATCTTGCAGATATGGAGAAATACGAGCAGGAGCAAAAAGAATTAAAGAAGAAAAGAATTTCTAATGCTCTTAAAGATAACTTCTCTAACTCACCATTCTCAAACTTTTTTCAGGAGGTAAATAATGCTTAACTTAGCACTAACTACATTCGCACACATAATTATGATTGCAGGTTTCTTATGGGCAATCAGAGAAATAATTAACATATTTGTTAAGGGGGTAAAATGAATTGGACTATGCACTACGGCTATTTAAACGATAGCGATACGATAGACACAACAGTTTTTGTTAAAGAAAATGATCGCAGCTATATTGCAGTTGCGATCTTCACTGGGAAATCAAGATCAGTTTATAAAAAAGATAAAGATAAACTTTTTAATAGATTATCTGATCCTAAACTCTTTACAAAAAAAGGGATGATCAATTTTGTTAATCCCAAAGACAAGGCTCTAAGAGGTTTTATGCACAGAATATTTGAGCAGAATAACTACACTAGAGAAATCAAACAATTCTTAAAAGGAGAAATGAAACATGACTACTAAACTAGAACTAATCTATGGCAAGAAGCCAAAGAGAGATCAGTTCATCACAAAGGCTCTACCCATAGATTTATGTGATGATATTGAAAAAGAAACTGAAGGATATGATGCACCTTTTTATATTAAGGTGAAAGCATTATTTCTTCATTACAAACAAACAAAGAACGCTAAATATTAACCAAAGGAGGAACTCAATATGCAAGAAATAGAAAAATCAGTCTGTGATATCTGTAAAGGTAATCACTATTTCATTGATGAAGATGGTAATGTAAACCAATGCCCTGAGTGTACAACTCAAGGCTATGTAGACGAACAGGAGGATATACCCAATGAAACCAGAAGCTAAACCATTCATGCACATCTTAGAGAAGTGCTTTGAACGAGATGGTAAATTTGAAATACCACTTATTAAAAAACAGGAGGTGAAAAATGAGGATATCAATTATACTACTTATAATTTTTCTAAGTTCATGCTCATCAAAGATAGTTCACGATCCGAGGGGAAATAAAGGTAGCGAAGTGGCATTAAGATATTTAGATGATAAATATAGCTGCGAACAGTTAGCTAAAGACAATACGAACAATATTGTTGAAGGCTATAAGGTAGTTCATAATTGGTACATCAGACCATCTTTTCTTTTCTTAATAGATAAGATGGAGTATAGTTATGATAATTTAGTAAAGGAATGTTTACGAGGTCGTGGGCACTCCATACTTTAGGAAGGAACTTAATATGGAAATAAGAACAGACAAGCTGCTAGTCGCACTTGAAGCAGCAAAGAAAGAGTTTAAACCATTACAAAAAAACGGCAAAAACAATTTCTTTAAAACTCAAAACGGAGTGCATGAATACAGTACATTAGTTGATATTAAAAATGCTACAGATGCAGCATTAAACAAATATGATCTATCATTGTATTACACAATCACTTTTGAAAATGATCTACAATTCTTGACTACGAATTTAGTACACACAGGAACAGGTCAATTCATACAATCAAAGTCAGTTTTAGGTAATCTATCAAACACACCGCAGCAAAACGGATCGGCGGTGACTTACTACCGCAGGTATCACATACAGGCTATGTTGAACTTAGAAGCTGATTTTGATGATGACGGAAACAAGGCATCCAAGCCTAAAGCTAATGACAACACAACTTTTAAAGGAGGTTTATAAATGTCATACATAACTTTATTTTTTAACGATAAGAAAACAGAAGGTGATAACTTACCTTTGTATGCTAATGGTAAAATCAAATTTGATGAGCCAATAGATCCTAACTTAACTTATGAGGTTGCTCTTTGGAAAAAGACACAAGACAAGAACGGCAACCCTATGAACGCTTTAACAATTAAAATTGCTCCTAGTGATTACTGGAACAACAAAGAAGAAGCACCAAAGGAAACACCAAACCTAGATGATCCGATCTCATTCTAAAAAGATCATCAAGGATAAAAAATACCTGATGTGGGTTTGTAGTTTACCCTGCATCTCATGTCAGGTAAGGGATGGAACTTATAATATCAGTGAAACGATACAGGCTCACCATGTTCAACTTAGAAGATATGGTGCTATGATTAGAGATGATAGTAGAGTAGTGCCGCTTTGTTTTTACCCATGTCATCACTTACTACATACGAAATTTGGGGAAAAGAAATTCTGGGGTGATCTAAACTTTGATCCGATCAAGTACGCTGATAAACTATATAAACACTACAAGGAGAAACTAAATGCGAAAAATAAGAGAGTACCCAATTAAATCTCTATTCAAGGGATTTGCACCAGTAAGAGATAAGATCATTAATGATTGTGAGCGTAAGAACTGTGATATTAAAATTATAGTTTATGGTAAAGAGATGGTTTTACCGATAGAGGAGTTTAAGAACTTCTCTTATTCTGTACCTGTCAAAGATAAATTTACTTCTGATGTTCATCAATTACTGTATTTTGAATTTAAAGAAGAAAATAAACAACAAACAAATTTATTCTAAGGAGGAACTATGAATAAAGAAAACTTTAGTAAGTTTGACTTACTGCCAATGAGTTATTCAAAATTAAACTCATTCAAATCATACCCAACACAGTTCATAATTAATAAAATCTACAAGATAAACACAGGCACAAATCCTGCTATGTTTACAGGGATCATTGTTGAGGAACTATTAAAGGATCTATTAGAAGGTAATGATAGTGAACAAAACACGCAATACGCTTTGAAAGACTTTCAAAGAGAACTAGCTGATTATCATAATCAGGATGAAGTAGCTAAATACTTAAAACTAATTCCAAAGTATTATGAGAATTGTAGAGCCTTGTTTAATAGATTTGGTAATCAACCACTTCACTCTTATCAAGAAGAATTAACTGTAGAAATAGAAGGCATCCCATTTATAGGCTATTCTGATTTCGTCTGGGATTTGGGAGAAGAAGGAATATTTGTGTTTGATCTCAAAACCAAAGGTAGAATGGCAATCAATCATAGTGATAAGTTGCAGCAGCTAATTTATAAAAAAGCCTTAGAGCAGAAATATCAAAAACCAGTTCACTGCAGTTTGTTTGTAGTCACACCTACGAAGCATCACTTTGAGGAAATAGTCTTTACTGATGAGCATGAAATAGAAATTAAGAACATTCTCAAAGGTATGGATAAAGTGTTGCAATTTTGCAACACCCCTAAAGACTGGGCATATATCTATCAACCTAATGTGGATGAATTTCTATGGAATAATCCCAAGATGGTAGAAGCTAGGCGGCAAATATGGGGGATTTAATGGTAAGCAATAGAGGATTTATCCCTGCTAGAGAAAAAGTAATAGTCATTTGCACACAATGCAAAAGACCATCTACCAGATTTATGTCAATTTGTTTGAATACTTATAAACAAATCTATAAATGTATAAGTTGCTATAATTCAGGAGGTAGCACTAATGCCTAAAATGATATTTATTAATTACTGCCCAGATGATCAACTATCAGGGTGCATGATCCTAAGCTATAAAGCAGAATTAGCTTATAGAAGAATACAGGATCTAATTTATACCAATGATAATCTTTTATTTGATGATCCTATTAGTTGGGATTTAGCAACTAGAGGATTTAGTGAAGATCAAGAACAAATCAAAGATGAATTAATCAAGAAAAGAAAGATCAGCATTGAGGATGGTCAAATCAAGAATAAAAGATGTTCTGAGGAGATCCAAGCAGCAAAAGATAGACATAGTAAATCTACAAAAGCAGCAAAGGCTAGATGGGATAATGCTAACGCATCATCCAAGCATACCCCTGAGCATATGCTTGATGGATGCCAACCACTAACCACTAACCACAAACCACTAACTACTAATAATAAACCAAATATATACACGCAAGACTTTGATATTTTTTGGCAAAAATATGTTCTTTCAGAGAATGATAGAAGATCAACTAAGTATGATAGTTATCAGCAGTGGAAGAAGTTGAAAGATCATGAGAAAGAATCTTTAGGGGATAAGTTCTTAACCTACAGAACTCAAAAAGGGGAATATTATAAGGCATTAGAGAGGTTTATTTCAAAGAAAATATATCTGGAAATAGTGCCTGAGAAGAAGCTATCTGATCAAGAAATGAAAGATTGGAAGTTTAATTCTGATGTAGATATGCGAAGAAAAGGCATGAAACCTATGTCTTGGTCAGTTGGCTACATTCGTGAACTAGATGATTATATTGAAAAAAACCCAAAACCCATTCCTACATAGGGGTGGGTTATGGGTTATTTATTCATAAAATGGATTTTTGCCCATTGACGATCTTGTTCTTTAAACTCTACTTCTACAAATTGGTCAATGCCTTTAGGAGCATGATCAAACTTGAAAAGGTTAAGAAAAAAACGGATAGATTTGTTAGTAATATGATAAACATTCATGGTTGGAATATAAGAATAAATCTTTATCTTTGAATTGTTAAATGAGTAAATCAGATATGCAAAAACCACAGAATTACATCATAGTTGATAATGAAGATGGCACATATTCCGCTTATGTTAATTATGGTGTATTTGAAAGCAGAGAAGATGCAGAAATGAGTTTGCAATATGTGATGGATTTAATGGGATATAAACTACAACCACAGGTCACTTATCACTAAAAACCGCTAAAAATAAAGGTTTTTTATGTGTAATTTTTTTTTATTTTAGACATAAATAAGGTTGCATTTGTTATAAATATATTATAATTTTATTATAATGAATAAACAAACACAGGAGAACAAAATGGAAAACACAAAAAAACCTTTAGACTGGCACTGGACTCACATCATGACTAACACAAAAACTGGTGAACATCTTTACATTAGACAAGATTATTGGGGTAAAGTTTATCCAACTAATACTTATACTTTAGTTAGAGATGGTGTTGCTTTACTTAAATCAGTTTTAAGACGACCTGCACCTTCTAAGACTTGGGAACTAACTGATGATGGTGAATTATTGCAACATGAAAACTGGGGGAGAGATTAAAATGTTAAAACCTAAGTATAAACTAAACGACTTTGTAAGATATACAGGTCTTAGAAGAAATGAACGTAGATTTAGATATCAGTTTATTGAAGATTTTAAAAAGCAACAATTAGAGGGAACTGCTAAAATTGTTGGTATATCATATAGATCTGATTTTAATATATTTGAATACGAAGTATCATATCCATTTGCAAATAAAGAAAAAACATACTTTGTTAGAGAATTTGATTTATTAAAAAGAAAAAATCAAAATTATTACAATGAAAAAAATAATTCACATCAATCAACATAAGATTAAATCAAATATAAAAAAAGATAATCCAGAGCCTGTGATTACCTGCAAAACTTATAAATCAAATGATTATGCTCATAATGTAGAGATCAAAGATAAAGATAATAATACTGTTGCAAAGGTTGTTTATTCACCTAAAAAACCATTACCCTGCGGTGCTAGGGTATGGATTGAAACAGAGGAAAAGATTGTTTTAGATAATGGATTATGTTTAGATAAGTAATGAATATATTACTTAAATCAATTACAGATATAAAACCCTATTCAAGAAACCCTAGAAAAAAACTTAATCTTGATAAGGTAGTTGAGAGCATCAGAAATTATGGATGGCAGCAACCTATCGTAGTAGATAGAGCAGGAGTAATTATTGCAGGTCATTCCAGATATGAAGCTGCAAAGATATTAGAGTGTAAAGAGATACCAGTATTAATTGCTGATCTATCCCCAGAGAAAGCAAAAGCATATAGAATAGCTGATAATAAAACTAATCAATACAGTGAATGGGATTATTCCTTACTGAATAAAGAATTTACGGACTTGCTAGACATCAATATGGACTTAGAACTTACTGGATTTGATACCAAAGAACTTGAAGATTTCTTTACATTTGATAAAGAAGATGATGTAGCCAAGATTAAGACAGAGAAATCATGTCCTAGTTGCGGTGTAAAATTAAAATAGAGTACACTCTACTCATAAAGAGGTAAAAAATGGCAAGACCAAAACTAGACATCAAAGGGGAGGAAGTTCAAAAATTAGCATCCTATGGATGTACTAACACAGAAATTGCAGACTATTTTAATTGTAGTGAAGGCACTATTAGAAATAGTTTTTACGAATATCTCACAAAAGGTAGGAGCATTAAGAAATTGCGTTTAAGGCAGATCCAATGGAAGATAGCTGAGAATGGAAATGCAGCTATGGCTATCTGGTTAGGTAAGAATGAATTAGGTCAATCTGATGGTGGATTGATAGCAGAAGATAACGAGCCTTTGGCATGGTCAGTTGATTAGTGCCGCTAAGTAAACCCCAAAAACAAATATTACAATGTGATAAACGCTTTAGAGTATTAATTACTGGAAGAAGATTTGGTAAGACGTTTTTATGTGTTCAAGAAATAGCTAAGTTTGCTAGATATCCTAAAAAGAAAGTTTGGTATGTAGCACCTACTTATCGTATGGCTAAAGACATTGTTTGGAATGACTTAGTAGATCGTATGACTAAACATAAATGGGTGAGTAAGATTAACCATAGTGATCTAAAGGTTATCCTCAGGAACGGAAGTGAGATATCCCTGAGAGGTGCAGATAATGAGAATAGTTTGAGAGGTGTTGGATTAGATTTTCTTGTCATGGATGAATTTGCAGATATTAAAGAACACGCCTATACAGAAGTTTTAAGACCAACATTATCTGATAAGGGAAGGATGGGTGCGGCTCTATTCTGTGGAACTCCAAGAGGATATGGCAACTGGTCATACAATCTGTTTACGAGAGAGAAAGATGACGACCAATGGGCATCATTCCAATATACAACACTAGAAGGTGGTCAGGTATCTAAACAAGAAATAGAACAAGCTAAATCTGATCTAGATGAACGAACATTTAAACAGGAATATGAAGCATCATTTGTTAATTATGCAGGACAGATTTATTACAACTTTGATAGAAAAGATAATGTTATAGATAAATACACTCCTCAAACGGCAGAAATACATATAGGCATGGACTTTAATATTGATCCTATGAGTGCAGTAGTTTCTGAATTAAAAGGAAATGGTATATATATTTATGATGAAATCGTGATTTATTCCTCCAATACTGATGAGATGGTTGAGGAAATCAAGAATAGGTTTAAGGATAAACATATCTATATTTATCCTGATCCTGCGTCAAAGCAAAGAAAGACATCAGCAGGTGGTGTCACAGATTTAGCTATATTAAAAAATGCAGGATTTAATTTAAGAGTAAGAAATAATCACCCACTAATTAGAGATAGGATTAATTCAGTAAATACTAAATTGAAGAACGCTAATGGCACTAGAACTTTATTTATTGCAAATAAATGCAAAACTATGCTAAAAAGCATTGAAAGACAAATTTATAAGGAAGGCACAACTGTACCTGATAAGGACAATAATTACGATCACATGAATGATGCATTAGGATATTTAGTGGAATATTTATACCCAGTAAGACGAGATTTTACACCTAGTAAACCCAAGAGGTGGAGTTAATGGCAATATATAGTAGAGATTTTTTAACATCAAGACACAAACACTACGAAGAAAAATTCAAGGATTGGCATTTTCATTTAATGTCATATCTTGGCGGACAGGATTATCAAGATGGTTATCAGTTAAATAGATACATCCTAGAGACTGATGAGGAGTATTTAAAACGAGCAGAAAACACTCCTATTGATAATCATTGTAAGAACGTAGTACAGATTTATTCCTCATTTTTATTTAGAGTTGCACCCACAAGAGATTACGGATCATTAGCAGGTGATCCTCAGCTAGAGAGTTTTATTAATGATGCAGATTTAGATGGTAGATCATTTGACAATGTAATTAGAGAGATGCAAGTAAACGCATCTATCTATGGTACTTGTTGGGGTATTATAGATAAACCTGCAATACAAACTCAAACTAGAGCAGAGGAGATCCAGTTAGACATCAGACCATACATGAGCATCTATACCCCTGAGAATGTCTTAAATTGGAATTATGAGCGTAGTATGAACGGAAGATATGTTCTTACAGAATTAACATTGTTAGAAGATTTATTTGATGATGTAGCCACCATTAGAGTTTGGAATATGGAAGATATTTCTACTTACAAAGTAAAAGATTTTAATAAAGGTTATGCTACTGCTAAACCTATGCTTATAGATGAAATGCCTAATCAATTAGGTAAAGTTCCTGCCGTAGTTTTATATAACCAGAAATCTCAGCGTAGAGGTGTTGGTATATCTGATCTCAATGATGTGGCAGAATTGCAGAAAGCTATTTACAATGACTATTCTGAAATAGAGCAGCTAATTAGATTGTCTAATCACCCTAGCCTAGTAAAGACACCTAATGTAGAAGCTAGTGCAGGTGCAGGATCTATTATTGAAATGCCTGAAGATTTAGATGCAAGTTTAAAACCCTATTTAATTCAACCAAGTTCCCAGTCATTAGATGGCATTATGAGCAATATCAATATGAAGGTAGAAGCTATTAATAGAATTACACATATGGGAGCAGTAAGAGCCACTCAGGATAGAGTACAATCTGGAATAGCACTACAAACAGAATTTCAATTATTAAACGCTAGATTATCGGAGAAAGCAGATTACTTACAGAACGCAGAAGAACAAATCTGGAAACTATTTGCTGAATGGCAAGATAAAGATTTTGATGGGGAAATAATTTATCCTGATAGCTTTAATCTGAGAGATTACGCTAGTGATCTACAATTCCTACAGGCAGCTAAAGCTAGTGGCGTTCCTTCAGATAGCTTTGCTAAAGAAGTAGATAAACAAATAGCTAGAGCCGTAGTAGATGATGATGAAAAGATTAGCACTATTGATGATGAGATAGATGCGAAAGCTGCACCTATTGGTCAATTCTCTACACCAACTATTGAGGGTGAAGAAATTGAAGAAGCGTAAAGTTCCTAAAGATAAGAAATCTAAAGTACCTAAGAAGTACCTATCAGGTCTTAAAGGTGCTAAGAGATCAAGACGAGCATCATTAATTAAAAAAGTTGCAGCACTGTATAAAGCAGGTAAACGCATTCCCATGGGATTATTAAGATCAAGGACTAAAGCATAATGGCAGTAAGAAGAAAACCATTATCAGCTACAGTTAAAGCCACCTTACAAAGAAAAGCAAAGGCATCTAAAAGATATACTTATGGAACACTAGCTAAAGTGTACCGCAGAGGACAGGGTGCTTTTTTATCATCTGGTAGCCGTAGAGTACCTATGGCGGCATGGTCTATGGGTAGAGTAAACTCATTCCTTAGAGGTAGTCGGAAACACGACTTAGACTTACGCAAAAAGAAAAAGTAAAAGGTAGAACAGTATCTACTACTGATTTCTATAATTGGTCACATCAGCAACATGGTGAAAAGAAATGCTTTTGCGGTAAGTTCGCAAGTATCGGTTTTAATTACAGATATGGTATGTTAGAACTACTATGTTTTAAACATTACGAAGAAAGGATAAGCCAATGCCATACGGAAAAGGAACATACGGATCAAAAGTCGGTAGACCAAAAAAATCAACTAAGTCTAATATGAAGAAGAAAAAGAAAAAGAAATAATGGCTAAATATAGAGGTCGCCAAGTCAAGCTGAATAAACCTTTTAGAACACCCAGTAAAAGCAAGAAATTTGGTGTTTATGTGAAGGATAAATCCAGTGGAAATGTCAAAGTAGTGAGATTTGGCGATCCTAAAATGAAGATAAAAAAGAACATTCCTGCTAGACAAAGGTCATTTTTGGCTAGAATGGGGGGTGTTTTAAAGCAAGTACGAGGTCAAAAGACATTATCCCCTGCCTATTGGTCAATTAGGGCATGGAAAAAAAACTTTCCTTTATAGTAATTTAGGGGTTGCAATTTAGTTATAATTTCTTTATAACTGTATTTATGAATACAGGAGAAACTAAAATGTGCGAACACAAACAACCAAGAACTAAATACCTAGGTATCTTTGTTAAAGACTGGAGCAAAGTTGAAGATCAAGATTACGGATGTATTATTTGCGGTAAAGATACATCAAAGCAAAAAATTCATTTTTATGCAATAGGTGATGGATCACCTTATGATGCTACTCATGTAGAAGATAAACATTTAGCTGAGTTAAGTGCAGGTTATATGGGTGTATATCCTATTGGATCTACTTGTGCAAAAAGAATTATTGATGCAGGTTATGGTGATTATATCCATACAAAAAAGGTAATATTAAAGGAGTGGGCATAAGCCCACTTCTCAGGAGGTAAAATAATGAAAATTAAAGTTGGAGATATTTGTAAATTACATAGTAATTTTAACGGAGAGGAATATACAAGAAAAATACTTGTGTTTAAGAAAGATGAAGCTAGAAGTAAAAAATATAAAGATATTTTTATTTGCTTCACATTAACTAATGTTAGAAATATGCATCCACAAGTAATTGGAAAGCATGAGTATTTCTGGACTAACGCAGATAAATTATCTCAAATTAAATAAAACAATCCTGTATTTACTAATTAGCCATTCCATTATATACAAAATGGAATGGCTACCAAACAAGAGATACTATCCAAACTAGCTGCTTCTCACGAACAAAGAATATCCAAAGTTCTTTTTGATCTTGAAGAAGATATTATTGCTCAATTACAAAGAGCCACAGATGGAGTGCCGCTTACTACCCAATTAGCTATTCAGCTAAGACCAAACCTAAAAACATTAATAGAACAGAATTACCTTAAAGAAGGTACAAAGATTATCTCAGAATATGATGAGGTAGTGAAATCCTTTATGGACTTTACTAGGACTGTTCCTGATAACTTAGTTTCACCTAAATTTAAAACCCTAACCAAACCTGATCTAGTTTTAATCAATCAATTAAAACAGTTATCCTTTAGTGGGTTTGAAGATGTAGCCAATAGATTTCTTGATACGATTGCTACAGAGATATATTCATCCGCAGTCACAGGTAAACCATTTGCTCAAGTAGTAGAGAATATCAGAGCATCTGTGAATGGTGTCTATAGACGTAGTAATGAAGCTGCAGTCAATAGATTAGTTAGCATTGTAGAAGAAAATAGATACTCAGATGATCCTA